CTGTAAATGTCGTTTGCCCCTGAGTAGCGGTAAACAATGTTGACGTGTAGGTTTGTGGCTTCAAATCGTCAGCCGTTGCAGATGCAAACACAGAGGCTGTGCCAGTTAAACTTATTGCAGATCCAGAACTACTGCTTTCCTGCGGAGTTCTAGTAAGCGTCGGGCCTGTAGCATTGTACGTTCCAAGCCCAATCTCCCAATATGCGCCTTCTTCTATTACATACCTCAGTTGGTCGCCTGTAACAGCTCCGGCGGCAGTAAAAGATTGATACCCACTAACTACACTACCTAAAGTAATCGTGCCTGTACCAGTTGTAACAGTTTCCATTTTTGCACGATTAAGGAGTTTTATTGGCATATATCACCTAAGATGGATCTGGGATTTCTACGTCAAACGCAGCAATGGTAAATGTGTTACCAGATGTAACGCTTTGAGAAGTTGTTAAAGAGCCAGTTGCCAACAAGCGAGTAGCAGAAACGTCTACAATAGAAAAATGAGTTGCGGTTCCGGTCCCAGTTACCGAGCCGTCAGTAATAGCTGCGGCGGTTACTTTTCTGCCAGAAGTGTCTCCGTTTTGAGGTGCACCAAAAGATAGTGAAGTTGAATTTCCCAAGGTGTGTGTGCTTGTTGCTTCGGCGTAAGTTGTTGCTTCTTGGGAAGTTATATCAATTCTATCCGCCTCAGTGTCTAGCTTAGTAAGGGCAGCGTCTAAAATATAATCTGCTAAAGTTGCCATATTCTTCTCCTATGAATAACTGTTAATTTGCATACGCAGACCAGAGCCGCCATATTTAGCTTTGTCATTGTTGCCATTTATACCACTGATTGCACTTTGATACAATGCTGACCACGTCTGAGCTCGAGCATCGTCAACTAAATATGGAGCACTATGAATTAAAGAGCCGTAGAGATATGTATCTGGGAAATATGTTAATATCCAATTAGAAGCATTGCTGTCGCTTAAAGTTGCAGTTCGAGCGTAGTAGTAAAGCTCACCGGTATACGTTGTGTCTGGCTTTGGCCAAACCTCTATTTGCCCTGAGATAACTGCGTAATACTGTGGGCGCCCAGTTGAGTCAGAGTTTTCGTTTCTTTTCTTTTGCAGAAATAAAGGCGTTGCTAATTCTATTGGCCGCTCGTCTACGTCTAAATGAAACCTTACGGCCTCCATGAAATCAGAAGGCAGAGCTGTATATCTCGTGTCAATAGTGGCGGTGGCTCTTTGTTCCATACGCCAGTGTCTTATTCTGCGATCCATATCTGCTTCATTAAGAGCGATAAAATCAGGTATTACGCTTGTTAAGTCATCTCTGTTTAGCCAGTTGGCTATGGATGTCTTGAGCTCAGAGTAGGTTGTAATGCTCATAATGTGCCTGCCCTTGTCCTAAATACTTGTTGCTCACTATCGTTTAGCCACTTACGCATCGCCTTCGGATCATCTGCAATCCCCTGACGCTTGAGCTCATAGTACACTGTAAGAGGCAATGACGCTACTTTATTAACGTCTTTGTATCTATTCGGTGTCTCTTTGTACTCGTTTTTATTTCTTTCGGCGATTGCGGAGACGTCTTGTTTTGTCTCAACGACATACTCGCCCTTATCAGTTACGTGCCAGTATTTGGTTATTCCAGTTGCAGGATCTCGGTCAAATAATCGCTTCATTTTGCACTCCAAATAAGTGGGGCGACTAATGCCGCCCCAAATGTATTATGATGTTGCTAGGTCAAAGACGCCGGCGTGGGCAGCCTCATTGAGAACCTCTAATCCGGCTTCGACGATAATCATGCGTTTCTCAGCGTCACCGGTTTTGGCAAGTTCGACCTGTTGGATAGGTCTTAAAGTAGCTACAGCCGCATATTCTGGGTCCAAAAATAGGGCGTCTCTGTCCCTACTAAACCTGTTACAAACCACGTTTAAGGTCCCAAAATCAGACATATAGACGTCTGCCGTACCGATAATTGTTGTCGGGCTATCACTTGGAGCCTGATAACGCTGCGCCGCAATACCTGCAAAACTTGATACAACGGTTTTGTTGTGAGGCCCAACCATCAAAATGCTTGGCTCACCACCGGCTGTAAATGCAGACTGCATTGCAGTTTTTAACATAGCCTCAGTAAATGCAGCTTGCGTACCGTCTGTACGAGCGTCACTACCGTCACCAGTTGGCGATGCGCCACCTGATCCAAACACGTCGTTAGTAGCAATCCAAGCACCAATGCCGCCAGTTTCCCGTGCGGTTGAACTATTGCCGGCCACCTGAGCATTGTTATCGGTTAAAACAGCCTCTAAATCGCGCTTAATTTCCTTGCCGCGCTTAGCCATTTGATATGCTAACTCATCATTCCGGCCGGCCAAATCTTGCGCTGCTAGGTTGTCAGCTACAATCAATGTACGACGTAAAATGTGCGTATAGTTACCGACGCGAGTGGTGGCTGCCGTAGCACTGAAAGATCCTACGTCATCCCCATCTATGTTTGCGGTTTTACTCACGGCGTTTAAGCTGTCAGTTTGCCATTCAAAATAAGTATTGGATACTGATTTAGATCCAACATTACTTTGAAAAGGCGTGGTTTCGGGAGCGATGCTTGAAATAACATCACTTAGTGATTCACGAATACCTTTGGCATCAAAGGACGTGAAAGTATTTGTTACAATAGCCATTATAAATCTCCTATAGTAAGGCTTTTATTGCTAAAGCCGCGTCTTGTATGCGGCCGGATTGTTTTGCGTTCTGAATCGCTTTTTGTGCATCTGACTTAGGTCTAGGCTGTGACGCTTTTGAGCCGCTTCTTAATGTCTTGGCGCGTGCTTTTTTCGGCTTGGCCTTTGCCGCAGTAACTCGCGTTTCTCCTCGATCATATAGCATGGCTTTCCTTGCTAACTTCACAAGCGTGGCATTTGTCAAACCGCCAATGTCCTGCTCGGTAAATCCTTCGCCAAGTAGAAAGTCCCGTATCTGGGTTGCTTCCTGCGCCGCAACTTTATTATCGCGCCACTCGGGTATGACTTCCGGCAGTATTTCGCGTTGCTGAGAAACATACTGCTCCTGCATTTGCTGCATCTTTTCTTGCTGCAACTTTTGCAATCGCTGTTGCTCGGCTTGGACGGCCTGCATCTGAGCTTCACGCTCGTCTTGCTGCTTCCGCCACTGACGTTCTGCCTTCGCTGCCATCGTGGGGTCTGTGTCGTACAGTGTGTCCCAATCAGGCTCCTGCTCCTTCTGCTCAAGCCGTTGCTGCAAAGCAGGCAACATCTGAGCATATTGTGCACGTTCACGTTCGATTTCGGAGTATTGCGCTTCTAGCGTTTTACGCTGCTCTGCCAATTCCTGCGTCTTACGTGTGTAATCTCTCTGTCTTAGATTAGCTGCTTTCAGCTCTTCAACGGTTATCTCTTCACCATCGACCTCTACTATGGCCCCTAGTATATCGAAGGATTCGTCTTCCGAACTTTCTGCATCTTCCTCGACTTCGAGCTCCTCCTCAGATCCTTCGACAACTGAATTATCTTCCTCAGTTGCCTCCATCTCCTCGGAGGCTTCAGCCTCCTCCACTACTTCTTCAGTGGTTTCGGCCTCAAGCGCATCAGTTGCCGCAGCGTTATCCTCTTCGGGCGCAAGCATGGCTCTGATTGCATTTTGAGCACTGTACAGGTCAGTCCCTTGTGGGTTGCTGTTTTCTGCCATCTCATTAACTCCATATTATGGGCTTATTTTACTTTAATTTCAATAGCCCCGTTATCTACCATTGCACGCAGCGATTGGCGTACCATTTCGACGCCGCGTAATTTCATGTAAATAGCCTCTCGGCTATCACTATCACTGGTCTCAGTTAATTTAAACTCAAACCAACAATCTTGCTCGATCTCGTTTAAAAATCTTCTGAGATCTGTATCTTTAAGTAAACGGTCTGCCTCTCTACCGTCATCTATAATTTGCTGTTTAGTCTTCACGGGAAGCCTCTTTAATTATTTCAGATTGAGCTTTCATAACTTCCCTATTAATACCTAATTCTGCCCTAATGTTTTCAACGTTGAGCTGAGTACCGTACTTAGCTTTCATTTCTTCGGCTTTTACAAACAACTCAGCCTCTAGCTCGTCACGCTTACGATCATCTTCAAGTTTAAACTTTTCACGCTCCATTTGCAGCTCGGCAGCTTTCTTTTGAATATCAGCCTGTATTTGCTGTATCTGAACTTGGATAAGTTGCTCGTTAATATCTGGCTTATCTTTTTTGGGTGGCGGTTTAAATTGCGTTGGGTCGCTCCAAAACTGAGAAGTATCCTTAAACCCTGCTACTTCTGTCATAGATTTTAACGTATTAGAAAGTTTCTGCATATCGGTAAGTGGGTTAACTGGGCCCATTGTTTGCATTGAATCTTTTTGCATTTCTGCAATCTGACGTAACATCAACATGCGTTCAGTGTCAGAGCCACGCCCAAGGGCGACATTAACCGTAACATCCATTTTGCTATTCCACGCACGCGGATCTATCGGCACAAACTGATTATTGAGCTTTATCATTCTAGCTTGGTCTTGGTGAGTAGTCACTAAATGGAGTACAAGCTCGTACATGCGCTTTATTCCTGTTTCAGCAAAGATACGAGCAATCATCTCAATATGTTGCTGAGCGGCGCTTACAGTGGCTGCTACGGCTGTAGCGGTGCTAGATTGTAAGGCATTTGCATCTAGACCCTGAGAGGCTTTAGATATTCCTGTTCTAGATTCTTTTATTTCGTCCATATACTTTAAAACAGGAAAGGCTGCCTGACCGACAAATGGCATACTAAGTGGCGTAATTTGTCCTGCGGCTCTCTGGCGTATAATTGACCCCACTTCTGTAGACATTGCGTCGTCAATATTAACCATACCCTCGACAACTGCTACCCGTGGGTGAATCGACATGCTTAAACTGTCGAGCGTATTACGCATAATAGAAGATTTAATTCTTTGCACGTCCATTACTGTGTCAGCAACTGACATGCCAAAAAAATCATGCGGCTCTGGATCTGGACATAACGTAGAAAACGGCGCCATATTACAAGGCTCGTTCATTAAAATTTTGTTACCGTCTCCTGCGGTGCAAACTTTACGCAGCTCTGCAATGCCGTCGCCGTCGTAATCAACTTTGATATAATTCTCGACGTATAGCACTTTTTTCATTGCAGGGTCGTGACGCTCGTTCATCTCATTTGTTAAAGCCTTATTACGTGTGTAACGCTCAATGTTAGTGTCCATGTCGTCGTATGAAGCTCCTAGATCAGAAACTTCGTCGTAGTCATAACCCATTGCTACGAGCTCAGACACAGTCACAATACGTCGATGAGCAACGTAGTCGGCTTGATCAACAGATTTGCTTTCTCGGGAAATTAAGAACTCTTCCGGAGGAACAGCCTCTAGCTTAACTCGACCATCTGGATGCGTGTATGTCGCCCTAACTGAGTGCATCATTGGAACGGGCATTTCTTCACCAGTAAGAGGGTCTTGCATTGGCTCACCTACAGGCTCAGACGCTACAATTTCCACGTCAACTGCATCCTCTGACATTAATGCTGCAAGTGCATTATCATCTAGACCAGAATAAGATATAGTTTCAAATTCTGTTTGGTCGTCCCAGTAAACTTTTAATATGCCGACTTTACGAACAAGCGCATCCATAAAAGCAGCGTGCATTTCTAAGAAGCCATTATTATCTCGATTTATAATATAATTAACGTAATCGGTTGCCTGCTTAGCTACAGCAACGTCCTCTGGACCTTGTGGAACGTACTCAACGGTTTTGTCGCTGCCGTGGAAAATACGCATCAGAGATGGCATGATTGCCTGCACAGTATCACGCACATCCATTGACACAACTTGGCTGCGCCCGTCTTCCTCATTGCCAAACGGCTCACCTCGATAATATTTCGTGGCTGTAGCTCTCTCTGGCGAAATCCAGTTGTCGATAAAGTCGATTGCGTCGTCAATCTCTTTACCGACAATCCCT